ACAAGCAGTTTGATGAATCTAGGTGGGTCAATAGATCTAGTAGATGGAGCAGGATACTCTCAAGCAGAGATTGGATTACCACTGAATGCACTTGAGCGTCAAGTGTGGGTCGTCACTGACGTACAAATTGATTGTGAACTACTCAACTTCGATGCAGCTCTAGGCGGAGAGAAACAGATTATCGGTGGAGTATATCGCACTTCTCAGACAGCTAACCTCGGAATTGACGATCCAGATGCTATTGCCACCCTGGCATACAACACTATCCAGGGCGGAGCAGCCAATCTCGGAACTGGTGCAGCACAAATGACCAGGTTCCCCGATGAAACCAGCTCTGGAACTTCCAGAGATTACCTATGCATCATCAGCACTCCCGACTTCTTCGTTGGCGGCGCATATGCAACTACTACTGGTGGTGCGCCTAATCGTGCGCTTCATGTCCGTATAACAGGTTATCAGGCCACCGCCGACGTAGGAACATATTCAGCCCTTATCGCCGAAGAGATTAACTCTTGAGCAGGGTGATTGCGTGGTTAAGATCCACGGCAACTGGTGTGGTCCGAATTGGACCGGTGGACAGAAAGTCGCCGCTGAAGATTATACCGGACCGTGGGATGGTCCCGCCATCTCTCCCCTGGATGAAGCTTGTAGATCGCATGACAAGAGCTGCAGTAGTGGTTCATGTTCAAGAGCTGCTGATACCAGGTTAATTCACGCTGCGGAGAAACGCATACTACCTCAATCGGTAGCTGCAGTCATGGAGATCCAATTGTTGAATCCTTTCCTGGATAAGAAGAAGAGAAAGAAGATGGAGCAACGGCTTGAAGAATCTCAAGATGCTGTAATAGTAGCAACCGGAATTGAAATAGCCCGCATGTTCCGTCGCACGTGACATGGGAAACGTCACATTGACCCTCGAAGAATATGAAGCATTGAGAAGATTGATTGGATCGGAGCGAGAATCTGAAGGCGCAGAGGAAGCTGCAGCTCCAGTCAAGAAGAAAAGGAAAGTATCCAGGTACCAGAAAGAGTTCGGGAAACAAATGAAGAAGCTCAAAGCAGCTCATCCTCGAACAAAAGTCACGCAGCTCATGAGCCGTGGACATACTGCAACTAGGAAAGCTCTCGGCATGAAGAGGCGTTCGAAGTGATTCAATGCCCACAGTGTTCAAAGAAGTTCAAGACAGCTCTAGCGATGAAGAAGCATTACATCAAGATTCATCTGCCACAAATGTAGGGTCACAACCGGATATCGTTATCGAACACGGCTCAACTCGTCTATCTCTTGACCTGGATGGTTGGGAATGGTTTTGGCTATTCCTCGCTGTCTGTTTCATCGGCAGTTTGTGGATCTGGTTCAGTTAATGATGGGAATCCCATGTCAATTTTTTCCCATCGGTAGAATACTTCTAACATACAACCGCCAACACAATTGGCACAGTACACATGGATGTTCTCAAGTTTCAATCCATCACCGTCACGTTGGAGAATTGAAACCTCTAAGTAATTCTGGCACTGATTACAAACAAGTTCCATCCAATCTTTCATTCTTCATCACCATCAATGCTCGGCATTCCACTTTTGATGAGGGCATGACATAAGTGACAGACAGTTAACATCAATTCAGAATCACCATCGCTCAGATATACATCATAGATTAGAGTTGTTTCATCAGATCCCTGGATATTACAAGTTGAACAGGTCTTCATAGAAGCATCACCTCGCACGCATGTTTGAACTTAGGGTGCTGAGAACCTAGCTCTTTTGCATACTTGATCGTTTGAACCAGGTGTTTTACCTGTCTCTTCAAAGCTTCATGCTTCAAATGTAGATCTCCATCCAAACATTCACGCACATATGCGCTGAAATTGTCCATTCGTTCGGCTTTCTCGGCTGTTTCAGGGGTCAATGATACCATTTTTTGAACCTTCATGGACATTCGGACAGGGTGTAGGTATATACCAATTCCGGTTGCGAATAGGCAATTCCTACGGATATACTATATCCGGTATAGGTGACTAGGGGCGTGGCGGGTGGGGCTTCGACTCGCCGGTGACCACTGCGTGGGGCAGAAGATAGCGCAACGCATAGGGAGCATAGAAGTGATTGTTCATAAGGTGGGAATAAGTGGCCGGAGTTATGGCACTGAAGAAGACAAGCAGTTTGATGAATCTAGGTGGGTCAATAGATCTAGTAGATGGAGCAGGATACTCTCAAGCAGAGATTGGATTACCACTGAATGCACTTGAGCGTCAAGTGTGGGTCGTCACTGA